ATGACCGTAAATCCCCGCCGCATCTCGGTGGCCCCGATGATGGATTGGACTGATCGCCATTGCCGCACGTTTCACCGCGCGTTGAGCCGGGACACCTGGCTCTATACCGAAATGGTGACGACGGGCGCGCTTCTTCATGGCGATGTGGCGCGCCACCTGGATTTCGACGCCGCCGAGCAGCCCGTAGCGCTTCAACTGGGCGGCAGCGAGCCTGCCGACCTCGCCCAGGCGGCAAAACTCGGCGAACAATGGGGTTACAAGGAAATCAACCTCAACTGCGGCTGCCCGTCGGAGCGCGTGCAGCGTGGCGCGTTTGGCGCTTGCCTGATGGCGGAGCCGACTCTGGTGGCGGATTGCGTGAAAGCGATGCGCGATGCGGTGTCCATTCCGGTGACGGTCAAGCACCGGATCGGTATCGACACGATCGAGCATTACGATTTTGTCCGCGATTTTGTTGGCACGATCGCTGATGCGGGATGCGAGACGTTTATCGTCCATGCGCGCAACGCGATATTGAAGGGCCTGAGCCCAAAAGAAAATCGCGAAATCCCGCCGCTCCGTTATGAGGTCGCTTATCAGCTAAAACGCGAGTTTCCGAAACTCGAGATTCTGATCAATGGTGGCATCGTGACCTACGACGAGATCGCCGAGCATCTGCAACACGTGGATGGCGTCATGATTGGCCGCGAGGCGTATCACCAACCGTATTTCCTGTCGGAAATGGATACGCGCTTCTATGGCGCGACCACGCCTATTTCTGCGCGGCAGGAAGTGGAGTTGGCGATGCAGGACTACATCGGCGCTTTGGTGGAGCAAGGCGCTTACATGGGCGCCGTCACGCGGCACATGCTGGGCTTGCATCGTGGCATTCACGGTGGCCGGGGTTGGCGGCGTGTGCTGTCAGATGCACGTCGCATGCACGCCGCGCGTAGCCGTATCGCCGTGGACGCGCTCTTCGAAGAAGCGCGTAGCCACCTGCGTCCGGACCTGCTTGAGGCAGCCTGAGCGCCCGCCGGAATCGAAGGAAAACTCTAATTTCGAACGATCGTTCTATGCAGGGTGCCCGGACGGGTGGGTGCAGCGGTGTATTGGGCAGTCGGTGGCGTCGAATCCCGCACCAGCAAAGGGATTCCCCTAATTCGCCGCTTAGCGGGCACCTTCTTACACTGTGCTTGCCCTCGAATACAGGGCTTTCTTCAACTGATTATTGGGCCCGCCGTGTGCGGGCTCTTTTTTTGTCCGCCGTACCTTGGGTTTGCCCGAATAGTGCTCACGATCCGGGCCGACTACATTGATCCTGCCTTCAGGGCATTGAGATCGCTAATTTAAGAGTCCGCTACGGCGGGCTCTTTTTTTTCGTCCTCACATTCTGCGCGTCCCCAAAAAAAGCAGGCGACTCTTGGTTACCAAGGCCGCCTGACGGGAATGTCGAGGGGGGTCAATGTCCCTCGCGAAAGAGTATCTATCAGCACCAATTGCGCCAGAACCCTGCGTTCGTGGGGCCCGCCGCGTTTTTCGTGCGGTAGCCGATAGACATTTTGACTTGGCGAAACGGCGTTCGATGTCCCACGCTATAGACATCTGGATTTCTGAAAGTAGGTAAGCGGCGTTTTCGTCATGTTACGATGCCATCAATGCCGCGGCAGTCGGCATGTGGCCTGTGAATCCTGTGCAACCAGGGTTTCGGTGGGGGAAAAGCAAGTGGGCTGGCCGGTAGTCGGCGTCGCAGCGCGTGCACGAGCATGGGCCGGCGCGACGGATCGGAAGCGAGCCTTGGGGGATAGCACATGGTGGATGGGGAAGAGCCATTTGGCGAGGTCTTCGAGGACTTCCGCCTGATCTGGGTGGCCGAGCGTCTGCAGGACGGCAAATGGACTGCGCGGTACTGCTGGCACGCCGGCACCTCGGTGGAAGCGGGTAAAGCATTGCAGCGCGATGTGCTCAATGGCAAGTCCCGGCGACTGCTCGGCTTGTTCCCGAGCGAGGCCGAGACTGTTGCCGCAATCAAGGAGGCGGTGCTGCTCGAAGCGAAGTGGCATGGCAGTCGATAAGGCAGGCGAGGCCGGTTGAAATTTTTTGTGCGGAATACTAGCCATCCTCTGAAGATCCTTGTAGAATCTTGTTTTTCGTTGAACGGCAACGCCGGTTAGCGGAAGCGCCAGCGGCAAGCTGGCAAAACCTCTACGGTGGCTGTAGCTCAGTTGGTAGAGTCCAGGATTGTGATTCCTGTCGTCGTGGGTTCGAGTCCCATCAGCCACCCCAAAATTCTGTTTCGTATCAATGAGTTGCCGGCAGTTCTGCGGTTCTTGATGCGAACTTTCCAACGAAAACGGAAATTTTCCAACGGCGCCCCTCGGCGCCGTTTTCGTTTTCTACTCTGTGGCGGCCGCTCGCTTCACCTTCCGCCGGTCGTAATGCCGGTGCGTCGTGGCCGGGTTTGCGTGGGCCGCGAAGTCGTAGGCATCCGCCGACCGCCGCTCCAGCTTCGACGTGATGGCCGCCGGCCGGATGTCCATGGTCGAGAAGTATTCCGGGTGATCAGCGATCGAGTACTCCGGCCGTTCCTCGCTCGTTTCAGCCCCTTTCTGCTTCCTCCGCTCTGCCTCGTACCGGCGGGCCGCCTGGAGGGCAATGGCGGCCTCCTGGTCGAACGTGGCAATCCAATCCCACATGGCATCCTGCCAGACCGAATTCCACCCGCTCTTGCTGTACGGCTGCCCCCGGCGGTTGGGGAACAGGTACAGGCTCTGGACGACGAACTTCTTCGTCGACGTCTCCACGGGCGTGCGCCGGGCGCGCTCCACCACGACCTGGAGCCGCGTGGACCATTCCCGCACCTTGACTACCTCCGCCTCGCCTTTCTTCCGCTTCGCGCTGATCACGCGCACACCGTCCTGGCCCAGCCCCGAGAGGCGGTAGGGGCGGATCTCCGCCGCGCGGAAGCCGGTCAGATAGGTGAACATGGCCGCGCACCCCATCGTGCGGTACGCCTGGCCTTGCCGGATTGCCCAGAGGTAGAAGCGCACCACCTGGCTGCGCGACACGGTCCGGACGTCCTTGTCGCCCTTGTTGAGCATCAGGCCCACGAACGGGTTTGTGTCGATCAGCCCCCAGCGGATGGCGTAATTGCAGATCGTCGACATCAGTGACAGCTCTTTGTTGGCCTTCATCGGCGCGCCCGCCTTGGCGCGCGCGTCCAGGTACTGGTAGCCGTGCTGCGAGCGGAGGCCAGCGGGTGCCATCTTCCCGAAGAACAGGATCAGGTTCGCGTACTCGCCCGCGCGCACCGCCTTGCCGTCCTTGGACTGGTCACGGTAGTGCGTTGGCTCCACCTCCGTCTGGAAGCGCCCAATGAGGTCGGCGACGGATCCCACGACGATCTGGCCGGCCTGGATGTCGAGGGCTTTGCGCTTGGCCGCATGTTCAGCCTCGGCGATCGCCTTCCTGTCGCCAAGCGGCGCGGTGGCCAGCGTCTCGCTCTTGCCGTCCGGGTACTGGTAGTAGAACGAGACCTTCCGGGCGCCGATGTACTTGTACAGTCGGTCGACGCCGGTGCGCTCCTTACGCGAAGGCCCCGAGGTTCGGCGTGCTTTCATATTTTGCGTGGCCCTTCGATTCCTCGATGCCCAGTTTTCGGTTGTAGTAGGCGCGAGCTACCTTGGGCAACCCGTTCTTGTCGATCACGTAGCGCCAGCGGTGGCGATCCAGCCACTTCGTCATCTCGTGGCGCTGATTGGGTTTGCAGCCAACCAGTTCACCAAGCTCCGCGGCGGTGAGGAAGTCGTTCATCTCTGTACTCCAATCTGCCAGGCGCGGCGGGTCAATTTGATGATGCATTGTGCTGCTTCCACTGCTGCTACCCCTCCCGCCCCAGCGCCGACCGATCCATGGCGGCGCGTTCGTGTTCGCGTTTGGTCTGGCCGCGCCATTCCCGGCATTGCATACCGCAGATATTGAAATCGCTCCCCTCGGTATGTCGCCATCTTTCCCCGCACCAATATTTGCGCAAAAGCGGGACTTGAACGGAGCCATTCAGGTTATAGACAATCGTGTCATACCATCCGGGGCGCACCGGCCTTACGTATTCGGGGAACCATTGGGTCGGCATCACACCCCCTCCGGCTTGGCTGGCTCAGGGAAAAGTTCGTCGTACCTCTGAAGCCAGCAATGCGCGCCGCAAGGGTCTTGCAGGCGCTCCGCATACATATACTTCGGGTTCGCTTCGGCGTAGAGCCGTATGATCCCCCATGCGTCATGCACCAACCCTTCGACGTCAGACATTTCCGCACTCCGTCTTGGCTGGCGCTGCGGCGAGCATTTCGGCGTAGGCATCGTTCATTTCGCAGTCGTCAATAGGACGAGCTTTAGAAAACCATGCCTCAGCAAAGGCAACAACCATTTCCTCGGTCGGTTCGACCGGCACCAGTTTCCACCCCGCCGGCGTCTGCGCGGTGGCGAGCGCGGCGCGGGCTTGCCATCCGGCTTGCCACGTCTCGAATTCGTCTTCCTTGCTGCTGCCGAACCATGCAAATTGCATCGCCCACTTTTCGAATGCATCGCGGCAACCGTCCGCCTCTTTCTCATCCGCCACAGGCTCTTTCGATGCGGGGGCGGGGTAAAGCGGCACGAATCCCATGCCGTCTCGATACTCAGCTTCAACGCGGCACAGATACGCGCCCGTCTTGGCTTTCTCCAGGTGATCGCGCTGAATCCACACAGCCCCGCCCGCGTTGCTGGCGCGGCTTTCGAGGGCCATCACGGCTTTGCGCATCGCATTGGCAGAACGCGGCCCCATGAATCCTTGGTCAACGCACCAGCGCATTTCAGTGAGCAGTTCGGTCAAATCGCTATCAGTCATTTCCATTTCCCCCATTCTTCGAGCCTTCAGTGGCGGTGCGGGCGCTCGCCGCGATTGAAATCAACAGGTCCCGGAACTCAGGTGGCGTAGCGTTCCTGATCCGCGTTTTGTCCTTGCCGCCTACCATGGCCATCATCCCGATGCGTCGGGCTTTCTCGTATCCGTATCGCTCCAGGGCTACCGGGTGGATGCGTTGCCCGCTGGTGCCCCACTTCAGTTCCGGGCGCTCGGTGCCTACTGCGTAGAGCCATGTTGCTTTGCGGCTCATGTGGCCGTAGTGTCCTTGCTCGACATGGCACGTCCACCCCCCGTACTCATCGGCCTTCACCCATCCGCCTGCCTTTGGCGGAGTTCCCAATCCGAAGAAGCGCCAGGCATGTGAGTGTGCTGGGTGCTCGATGACGCCTCCATAGTTTCGGACTGCGGTCAGTGCAGCGGCGAAGCAGCCTTCGTCTTCGCCAAGCCGATACTGGTTCGGCTTGTTTGGGGCGCCATGCCAGTACCTGCCCCAGCGCTGACACGGTGGGTGGGCAACGACGGGCTTGGAGCCTGCGTAGCGCCTGGCATCCCTGATTTCATCCCAAGGCTCGACGCCAGGGACGCCGAAATAGGCGCCGTCCGTTTCGACATACAGCGCGGCCACATCAATCACACCGCACCCCCTTCCCGGTCGCCATTCGACGGTTGCGGCTGCTCGCGGGACAGGGCGGCGCGGAGGATGCGAGGCGCCCACCATTTCGGGTCGCCTATGACCGTGCCGGCCGGCATTTCGCTACACAACCACCGCTCGAATGCCGCCACCGCCCCCGCACCGGCCTGCACCTGCTGGGCGGCGCGATAGCCGTCAATGTATGCAGCCGCCGCCTCTGGCGTTGCAGGATGCCCCCACGATTTGCAATCTGCTTTCCATTTGCTCAACGCCTCGCGCTCATCCTGCTGCGCCGATGCGGTCAAACCGCGTAGCGTATAAAGCGGTTCGTAGGAGCCACCACGGCGCGCAATATCCGCCTTCTGCACAGCATCCGGTTCATCTCGCTGCACGCGATCCATAGCCGAGCCTGCGCCCGGATCAACCAGCCAACCTGACGGCACCATCGTTGAGCCAATTTTCATTTTGCGTCGCTCCATTTCGATTCTGCGGTCGGCTTCTTGAACGATCCTGACCATCCGTGCAACTTGCCGCAGTCGCAAGGGAAGCTGTCTTTCATCAGCGAATGAGGGTTATCTGAATAGCGGCCGCAGTAGGAGCAACGTGCGTACGCGCCAGCGTCATGGCTCCATGTGGCGGCGATTGACTCTCCGCGCATAGGCACCCCCGCGCCCATTTCCCCAGGCTGGCTAGCGGCCTCGCTCGCTGGTGCGGCGAGGGCTTGCATTACGGATGCGGGCGGGGTGGCGCGCAAAGCGGCCTCGATCTCCATTTCAAGATCAACCAGCTTCTCAACGGCACACCTATTCAACGCTGCGTTGTTGGCCTGCCGGGACCGGCCGACTTGATCCGCAAGCCTGATTGCCTCACGGACCTTGGCAAAGATCGCCCCCGATTCCCCGGTCGCTGGTGCGGCAAACGCGCTACCACGCGTCACGACATCCCCCTGCACAGGCGCGGCAGGCGGTGCGGCTTGGGCGAGGATGGCCAGCGCCGCGTCAATGCGCATCTGTTGGCGGCCGACTTCCAGGTCGCGCGATCCCGGCGTGCCGTACTCCGGACGGATCGACACAAGTAGCGCGCGCAGCATTTCCATCTGCGGCATCGTCAGCCCCTGCGCCACGCTCGCGGCTTCGTTGGCCATGCTCGGCCCCGCCCCCACCACGCCGGCCATCTCCTGCTCGTACACCGTCTCTGCCTGGAATACGCGCGGGTCGATCTTGACATCCGATGCGATAACCTCATCGATGGCGCGCAGCAGGGCGTTGCGATACTGACCCATAGACTGATGCGTGGCCGCAAGGAAGTCGTCGGCAGCCCACGTGCGGAGTTCGTCGAGAGTCATCGGAACAGTCTCCCGTGGATCTCGTCGAGCTTCTCCACTTCGTCGGCGGTGAGGTCGACGATGCGGCAGTGCTTGACCTTCTCTTTCAGGCCATGGACGAAGCCAATCTCGTCCATGCGGAGTTGGCGCGTGTCGACCAGGCCAACTAGCCGATCGATCATCGTCGCGGTGCTGACGATTCCCATCTGGGAAACTCCTTTCGGGGGCCGCTGCATCCAGCGGTATTGGAAGAGTGCGCCGACTGCGATCGCGAGCAGGTAGCCGACGAACGTGAGGGCGATGGCGATGTGGGCCATGTTCATGTCGGGCGTATTAGGCCGCCTCAGCCAGCGGGAAGAGAGTCGGCGTGTCGTCGAGGAGATCCACCTGGTGGCCGTTGATGTCTGAGTGCACGATCTCTCCATCGAACCGCACCCAGCGCACGCGCGTCTCGCCGTTCGGGCCGGCGCCGCGGAACAGGTGGGTGGGACTCGCAATGATTTGGGCGCGCTCGTCCTGGCACTCAGGGTTCTCGACTGTCAGCGGGACTGCGCGTTTGAGGTACTCCAGATCAAGGCTGTCCAACGCCTGGACATCGCCCTTGCGTGCCGCGCGGGCGGCTTTGCGCTTGATTTCGTCAATGGTCATGGTCAAATCCGATTAGGTACGCATTGGTTGGAGCAGGCCGCGCCATGAGCCGTCCTGCAGAAGGTAGGAGAGGGGTGGGCTGTTCTCTGGCTGTACCCACGAGATTGAGACTTCCTCGGTCTTCACCTGGCCGATCAGGCGAAGCAACTGCGAGCCGACGAACGAAGCGTCGAGGTGGGATTCCATCGTCACCTGCTTGAGCTCCAAATCCGCCTCGACGGAATGGGCCTCGCTGGAAATCGTCAGGGAGCAGTACGTGCCGTCTTGCTCCATGCGGATGATTCCGCCGACGCTATCGAAGGTCCGGTGCAAGGGGCACACGGTAGTAAGATCGTCGCGACTGAAGGTGACGAACTGGTCGGGATTCGGGAGCAGGCGCCTCCAGTCGATGTACCGCCCCGGAGCGAGGGTGCAGATGATCTGGACGCCGTTGTCGCTTGCGAGTAGGTGCCCTTTGTAGACTTCGAAGTGGTCCGCGCCGATGGTCGCCAAGATTCCAGCCGTCGTGTCAGGGATTGCGATGCCAAAGGCGGGCACGTCGGCTCCGAACGCGGACGGAGTAATTGCGATGACGTTAGTTGCCATCGTGAGCCCGTCACAGCCCACCAGGTGTGCGGACGTGCCGTCGCTTTCGATCCACAGGTTGCGGAGAATCGGCTTGTCGATGCGACCCTGCGCGGCAATGGCGAATGAAACCGTGTCGATCTTGTCTGTCAGTTCCGGTGCATCGAAGGCGGCCACCGGATCGCCTTCCAGCAGAGGCATCGGGAAGATGTCGCCGGGCAGCGTCGGCACAGTCATTCGGGTCCGCCCGGCACGGGCCACCATCTTTCCCTTTTCATCCTTGAAGGTGATGGACTCCGCCCCAAGGCTGCAGATCGCGTTGAGTTTGTCGGCCGGGAGGCAGAGATCGACGTCCTCGTCGACCTTGGCCTCTGCGCTGGCGCTCACGGTCACATAGCCTGACGATCCGATCAGGCGCACGCCGCCGGTGCCGGCACGGCCGGTCACTCGGATGTGAGTGAAGGCGGGGAACGGCGACTTCGGCAGCACCGCCTGGTTGGCGGCCTTGAAGGCGTCGCCCAATGCTTTTCCAGTGATGGAGAACATCTGTGTATCCGTGGTTGAGGGTGGTTAGTGGAGGCGCACGAGGACGGGCTCGCCGTTGATCCAACGGCCGGTGACGCGGAACCCTTCGGCGCGGCGGGCGCACACGTACTCCTCCCAGGTGATGTCGGGATTCATGACTGCCTCCAGATAGGGGTGGCGGTGGGCGTTTCGGGGTTGAAAGCGGCATAGAGGCCGGAGAGGGCGATAACGCCGATGGCGGTGCCGACCCAGAAGGCGATGGCGCGGAGGAGCTTCATGGTCAGTCCTTCCACGTCGCGATGTCGGCGTCTGCCGCTTCAATCGGCCACGGCGGGGCGCTGCCGTCCTTTGTATGGGTGGCGTAGAGGGCGCCGGCCTCCTCAATCGCGTCGTCCATGTACTTGATGCCGCCAAACGACACCAGCCGCTGGGCGCAGAGCGACACCCATTCCTCCCGGGTCATTCCGGTGGCGGCCATGAGCGCCGCGCGCACTTGTGCCAGCAACTGCGACTCGGGCGCGTGGCTTCCGGCGTTCGGAACCCACTTCTGCCGGGATAGAAGCGCCTCGACGCTCCAGGCAATCGCCAGCAGATCCGGGCCGGCGGCGGCCAAGTTGATGTTTGCCTCGATCTCTTCGTCGGTCAGGCCTATGGTCTTGATGGCCAGCACGTGCTTGCTGCGCCCCGACCAGACGACGGGGTACTTGGCGGCCGGACGAATATTCCTGTGCCACGGGCCGGGAGTGTGCTTGGGGATCATGCTGCGCTCCCGACGGCTTGGGCGATCACGTCGGCGCCCACCGTGGCGGGGGCGGCGTGCACACGGCTGGCGCAGGCCGAATTGCGGGCGGACCACACCAGGCGCTGGCTGACTGTCATTAGCTGCTGAGCATTGCCGATGATCATGTGGGCGATCTGCAGCTCGCGGAGCAGCTTGTCGTGGTCGTTGGCCGCGGCGGCCTGGCGTTGGGCGGCTTGGTCGGGTGTCATGGCTCAGCCCCGCCCCATGCGCACACAGAACAGCACCAGGGTGACCACAAGCCCCCAGGCCATGATTCCGATAGGTACGAGCAGTTCCATCCCGTGTCTCCAGCAAAGAGTGATTGCACGGGAGGAAGTAAAGCACGCTTTAGATGAAAGATCAAGTGTGCTTTATCGGAAATTGGAAGTTTGCTTTACTTGGCTTTGGCTTCAGTCATTGAGCACTCGATCGAGAACCTTTGTCATCGCCTGGGCGGACAGTCGCCGAGACGTCATGAAAATTCCGTTCAGCGCATACGCGAATTCGCCAGACGGCAGCCTTTTGATGACGATTGTGTCGTTTTGAGTTCCTGCGTCATCACCCCCTCCACTGCGCTGTTGACCCTTCCTTTCCCTGAACGCAAGCAAATCCAGTACATCACCCATTGGGCTCTTCTCCGCTGCCCGCCATGTACCCGGCGGTGATCAGGTGAGCACAATGCTTTAACCCGTTTGGGATGGCCGCTACACCCCCAATTGGTTGGATGCAACCGGGTCTGCATGCTCGCTGGCAGATGTGTCTGCATACGAGGCGCAAAGAAAAGGCCCGCCAGCGGCGAGCCTTTTAATTCGAGCAAGGGGGGACGGAGTATCAGCCGTGCTTGACGCGTTTGGTCGATGTTGGAGCCGATGGAGAGATGACGCCACTAGCCTTTGCCGCTCCCCAGTCGTCTCGATCGGCCGCCAGGCTCGCCTTGATGAACTCGCTGACCACGATGTCCAGCGAAGTTTTCTGCTCTGGGCCAAGTCGTTCGTACTCATCGAAACTAACTCGGAAAGGCCACTGGGGCCCGCTGCTAACCCCTTGGCCGGTAGGTTCGCCGGTGCCGGTGGCCAGCCAGAACGAGTCCACGCCAGTCAGCCGAGCGGTGCGAACGCAATTCTCGGCGGTCATTGCCTTCGTTTTTCCGAGAAGCAGTTGCGAGACCGCCTGGATCGTGATCCCGAGCGCGTCAGCCAGCTGCTGGCGGTCTTTGCCGCCAATGCGCAGGGCTTCCTCGAGGCGCTCAGTGAAAGTGGTGGGCTTCTTCATTGCGAAAGCATACTTACGCACCCGTAAAGTGTGGTTGCGGCTTTCTCTAAAGCGTGCTTTAATTGTTCGCATGGAAAAGTCCAAAGCAACCGAACTCCTTGGGGGAACCCGAGCTGCCGCAGCAGAGGCCATCGGCATTTCGCCGCAGGCCTATTCGCAGTGGCCGGACCTTCTGCCGAAGCGGCTTGAGGATCGGGTTGTTGCCGCCATTGCGAGGCGACATCTGCCGCCCGCAATGATTGGCGGTAACGCAGTCGCGGCCAGCGGCCGCAGCTAATTCCCGCTCTGTCCGTCTTCCAGTGCTTGTGCGATGCGTTCCAGTCGCGCGAGCAGTTCACGCACGTCTTGGATGCAGTCATGAAGAGCAGGGCGCTGATCGACAGGCTGTTTTCGACCGCGGTGGGGTTTGCCTTTTCCAGTAGCGAGCCATTGGGCAGAAACGCCGAGGGCGCGCGCGATGGCTTCGGTGTGGCGGCTGCCCTGCGCATTGCGGTTCGGGTCAGCCAGGTACTGGATGGACTGGTACTCGATGCCGACACGCACTGCCAGCGCGCGCCGAGAGGTCGGCGGCTCTGTCTGTTGCATGGCCCAGCGGAGGCGTTCGGCGTACGTGTACATGCGGTCGAGTGTGTCATTGCCTCTGTGCAGAAGTGTCTGTGTTTTGCCGGCAGAAGCTTTTGCCGGGTTTGACCAGCGGGACCTAACCCACTGGGTTTGTTTGATGAGCCGAGTCTAAGCAGCAGGGGAGAAAAGAGCATGCGAAATGGATCGCACAAGTCACTGATTGCCCGCGTGCTCGAGCACGTGACGGCTTGCCGGAAAGCGGCGGGCTGGAGCCGGGAGGCGGTGGCGGAGGTCATCGTCGAGGCCCATGCAAAGATCGACGGCCCCGGCGCTACGGGCATCCGCTTCGAGCCGCCCACTACGGACACGTTCGAGCGCGCCAAGGTGAATGCGGACCGCATCTTTCGGTGGCTGGATGACAGCAGCAAGGACACGAACCTCCTGCCGGCGAACTTCCTTCCGTCCATCCTGGCTGGACTGCCGATGGACGCGCGCGTGTCCCTGGTGAACGAGATCCTTGGCCCGGTGGGTTTGGTAGTTCGCCGGCTGGACAACGACGGCACCGACTGCCTGAGCGCCACGCGGCACCTGGTGACCATCTCCAAGGAGGTGGCAGAGGCGCAGTCGGCAGTGGCCACCTTGATCGATGGCGCGACCCTGCCCGAACTGCAGCGCGCTGAGCGGGAGTTGGCCGAGGCCGAGCACGCCATAAAGAGCGCCCGTGCCGACGTTGCCGCGCAACTGGGCACCAGCCTGAGGGCGGTCGCATGAAGCCCCGCCTGACGCAGGGCGGCGCCTACCGCCTGCCGAGCGGCCGACGCGCCTTCTACGACCGATTCGTTGCGGCGCAGAACGCCTACAAGTTCGTCTACGAGGACGACGGCAGCGAGATTCGGTCCCGTCAGTTCTTCCTGACCGAGCAGAACATCCACCTGGCAGTGCCGGAGTTGGGCCAATGATCCACGAGCTGATGCCGCGCGCCGTGCTGCGAGAGCAGGGCGCCGAAGCCTCCGCTGCGGGCGGACGGCGGACGACAACCCCCCACTGGCCGCCTGGAACCGACGCCAACCTCGAGTGGAACGCCGGCTTTAAGGGTGAGCAGTACAAGCCGGCCGCGACGGCCGAACGCAACTGAGGACCCCATGTCGCTCTCATCTTCCCTTGCCTTTGTGGCCGTAGCCGTCGGCGTGCTGATCTTGGTGTACGCGTTGGGCGCGCTGGTGGTGGTCCTGTTCCTGCGGCGTGTGACGCGGCAGGACAACGTGCTGAGCATTACGCGCCGCCGCGCGGGCCTCCCGGGTTCCATTGCAGATCCGCGGTACGACCCCCGGCAATTCCGTGCCAAGCGATAGGAGATAGGGCATGCACACGCAAGTCGCGCACACCAGCATCCGGACATACCGGGACATCAAGAAGGACGGCACGCTGAGCGCCAGGCAGCGTCAGATCATGACGGTTGTCCGCCCGTTCCCGGCTGATTACTCGCTGCAGGAACTGGCGAAGCTGACCGGCCTGCCGATCAACGTGGTCAGCGGCCGTGTCAACGAGCTGCGCGAAGGAACCGGCGAGCTCGAGCGCGCGCCGGCCCGGGCCTGCAAGATCACCGGCCGGACGATCCGCCCGGTGCGCCGCCCGCATCCGCAGGGGGCGCTGTTCTGATGGCCTCGACGATCTACCGCAACACCAAGCTGCTGGAGGCGGTACGCGCCTTCCCGTGCCAGCACTGCGGCCGGATGGACGGCACGGTGGTGGCGGCCCACTCGAACCAGCTGCGGGACGGTAAGGGGCGAGGCATCAAGGCGCACGACTACCGGATCGCCGCTCTCTGCCATACGTGCCATTCCGATTTGGACCAGGGGTCCCGTATGAGCCGTGCGCAGCGCGAAGAGATGTGGGAGGCGGCTCACCGCGCCACGATCGGCAGGCTGTTTGACCTGCGCCTCATTGGGTGGGTTGCATGATGGATCGATTTGATCTCCATCTGGGGGACTGCCGGACCATTCTGGCCGCTATGGGCGACGCCACGGTTGACAGCATCGTCACCGATCCGCCGTATGAGCTGGGTTTCATGGGGAAGGGGTGGGACAACACCGGCATCGCCGCCGACCCCGCCATGTGGACGGAATGCCTGCGAGTGCTCAAGCCGGGCGGCCATCTCCTAGCGTTCTCTGGCTCGCGCACCTATCACCGCATGGCATGTGCCATCGAAGACGCGGGCTTCGAGCTGCGCGACCAGATCATGTGGATCTACGGATCGGGGTTCCCCAAGTCAAAGAACCTGGGCGGGGAGTGGCAGGGGTGGGGCACGGCGCTCAAGCCTGCCCACGAGCCGATCTGTGTCGCGCGCAAGCCGCTAGTCGGCACGGTAGCGGCGAACGTGTTCGAGCATGGGACCGGCGCCTTGAACATTGACGCGTGCCGCGTGCCGAGCGAGCCAATGCCAAGAAATTCCGGAGCAGGCGGCCTGCCGCGCCGCCATGCGGGCGAACTGAGAGGGCCCGGAGTTGTGACGCAACCGCACGAGCTAGGCCGCTGGCCGGCGAACGTTATCCATGACGGCAGCGCGGAAGTACTCGCCGCTTTTCCTGACGCGCCAGGCCAGATCGCCGACGCCAGCCGGGATGCCGGCGCTCGAAAGACCCAGAACGCCTATGGCGCCATGCGCCGGGGCCGCGCCGAGGAGCCGAGCGCGGATTCGGAGAACGAGGGCGCGGTGGGCTTCAAGATGAAGCCCGGTATGCGCCGGATAGACGCCGGCAGTGCGGCTCGGTTCTTCTACTGCGCCAAGTCCAGCCCAACGGACCGCAATGAGGGGTGCGATGCGCTGCCGGATCGCGAGGGTGGCATGAACAGCAACACCAGCGGCCAGCACATCACGCGCCGCGACGGATGGCTGCCGAAGGCGGTCAAAAACAATCATCCGACAGTCAAGCCTGCCGCCCTGATGACCTACCTGTGCCGGCTTGTCACCCCACCCGGCGGCTTGGTGCTGGACCCCTTCATGGGTAGCGGTTCGACGGGCAAGGCTTGCATGCGCGAGGGCTTCCGCTTCATCGGCATCGACGAATGCCCGGAGTATGTGGCGATTGCCCGTGCGCGGATCTCTCACGAGTTGGCAAGGGTCGAGGCGCTGGCCCCCCGTCAGCCTTCACTGTTTGAGGTGGCCGCATGAGCACCATCATCATGTCCGCCTGCTGGCCGCTGGAGGGGATGTCGATCGCCCAGAAGGCGGTGCTCATCTCCTTGGCGGACAACGCCAACGACCAAGGGGTTTGCTGGCCGTCCATTCCGACCATCGCGAAGCGGGTTTGCGCGTCCGAGCGGGCGGTGCAGAACGCCATCAAGTGGCTTGAGACGGCCAAGGTGGTGACGGCGAACCGTTCCAATGGCCGGCATACGAGCTACTCCGTTACCCCCGCAGCATATTCACCCCCGCAGGAAATTCACCCCCGTACCAAATGCACCGGCGCAGGAGATTCACCGGCGCAGGAGATTCACCACACCCCCGCAGGAAATGCCGGGGTACCCCCGCAGGAGATGCACCAACCCCCGCACCAGGTGCCGTCTAACCGTAATAAACCATCAAGGGAACCATCAGGGAACCGTCAGAGCGCGTCCGCGAAGAATGGGAAGGCTGCAAAGCCGGCTGCCCTGTTCGAGCGGCTCTGGCAGGCCTACCCCCGGAAGGTCGCCAAGGCTGATGCCGAGAAGGCGTTCGCCAAGCTTGGTGCCGACGAGGCGTTGCTGACCGTGCTGCTGGAGGCGATCGCGAAGCAGTCGGCATGGCCGGAATGGCGGGAGGAGGGCGGCAAGTTCATTCCCCACCCGGCAACCTGGCTGAACGGCAAGCGCTGGCTGGATGAGCCGGCGCCGAAGCAGGCGGCGGGGGCGGGCGGCGCATCGGCCGGTAGCAGCGATGCCACCTGGTGGGAGACCGCGCCGGGTATCGAAGCCCACGGCGCCGAGGTGTGGCGTGCACGGAAGCAGGGGGAGGACTTTCAGCGCTACAAGGTCGGTGTCTTCAAGGCGGCAGGCGAGGGCCCGTGGCGCCAGGTGCTGCTGGCGGACCTGCTGCGTACCAAAAGCTCGATCTACGCCGACGTGCATACGTACTTCTACGGCCATCCGCCCACCGAGGTGCCGGCATGACGGCGCTTTGGGGGAAGTGGAGCAAAGGCAGTGCGGTCAACGGGTACCAGCCGACAAAGGGAGAGCTAGGCCCCCCGCCGGCGCCGCGCAAGGCCAGTAAGTACGGCAATACCCGGGTGACGTTGAACGGTGAGACGTTCGACAGCCGCAGGGAAATGGAGCGGTACTGCCATCTGCTGATCCTTCAGCGCGCCGGCCAGATCCAGCAGCTCGAGCGCCAGGTGCCGTTCATTCTCTCGCCGGCGGTGGTGATCAATGGCCGGAAGCGGCCGCCGCTCCGGTACGTGGCCGACTTCACCTACGTGGAGCAGGGTGCCACGGTGAAGACCGTGGAGGACGTGAAGGGCGCGGTGACAGACGCATACCGGATCAAGCGCCACCTGATGGCAGCCATGGGAATCCAGATCAAGGAGGTCAAGTGAGCGAAATCAAAGTCAATTCGTCAGTCGTGGATGAGGAGCGGCATCGGGCGGTTCTGAGCGAAGAGCAAATCCTCGATCTGGTGGCCCAGGCGGTGGCACGTTCGGCTGGCGTGTCCCTGGAGGGCGATGGCGTCATGGTGCGCACTCTGCATATCGGCAGCCGTACTTCGGGCAGCCTCAGCGTGAGCAAGGCCGAAGCTGTATGCGAGATCGTTGTGGATCGCCGGACGCGACCGACGGAGGGTGAGTCGGCATGAGCGCCGCTGACATTTGTGATGCATTCGCCACGATGATCTTTGTTGGCGTGCTGGGCTCGATCTTGTGGGGGATGAAGCGATGAACTGGGTTTGCTGCTACTGCGGCGCCGGTGACCACTCGGTGGCCGGTTGCCCTTGGACGAGCCGTGCGTGCCTGGCGCGCCCGACAGGGATGGTGGGCTGATATGGCGCGTACATGGTCGCCAGATGAAATGGCCGAGCTGGCACGGCTAGCCACTACGGGTCTTTCGTGGTGCGCAATCGGGGCGCACCTGGGGAGGACCGGTCCGGCAGTGCATATGAAGGCGACGAGCATGGGCCTTGGTCCCAAGCCCTACACGGGCAACCGGTCACCCGTCTGGTCCCTGATCCAAAAGATTTGCAAGGACGGTCGCCCGCGCACTGTCCATGAACTTGCCATGCTGACCGGCGCCACCCGGGTTTGCGTTGATCGGTTGATGCACGACCGCCTCGACGTTGGTCAAGCGCATGTCCCGAGGTGGGAACGACAGCGCCGCGGTCCGGCGCGTCCGTACTGGCTGCCGATGCCTGGGAAGAGTGCGCCTCGGCCCGTTCCGCTTACCAGCGCGGAGAGGCAGCGCGGGGTCATTCGGCGCATGAAGGAAGAGGACCCGCTGAAATACAAGGCGCTCATTGACAGGACGGTCCTTCGGCAGCGGAGAAAGCGCGGTGTGGTCGTGCAGCAACATCCCGTCCTTCAGGCGCTGTTCGGCATGGGAGCGCCAGCATGACGGAGCGGAAGAAGGGCGGCGCCCTGTCGAATCTAGCTGGGATGCTCTGCAACAACCCCGAGTTCCGCCGAATGGTGGCGGTCAGGACCGGGAGGCCGTGCGACACGCCAGAAGACGCCAAGGCCCTCATCCTGGAGCGCTGCAACATCACCTCCCGGGCGGACCTCGATCACGTGGCGAAGGCAGAGGCGGAATTCCACGCTGCATTCCGCCTGCCGTGGGTGCGGTGGCAGCAGGGTGCAAGACAACAGAATCAGTACGGCAGATAACCGGGGAGCCAGACAGATGACCGAGACCGAGATCCTATTCACCAGCGCGGACAGCGCCTTGCGCTTTGCGTTCTCGTACTCGACGCAGCAATACAGCCCCACGCCGATGGCGCGGGCGATGCGCGGCGGCAACGTCGGTACGGGGAAAGGGCTGGCCGGGGTGGACGGTGCGGGACAGGCGGGCATGCTGCGCAGCGAGCTGAGGGATTTCAGCGTGCTGCACCAGGCGGTGCTGATCGCCCAGTTCGCGCCGGCCGAGTTGCCGTGCGACTGCACAGCGCCGTGCTGTTCAGGGAGGAAGCCGAACCGGGAGTGGGGCGAGGCCGTCTCCTTCCTGACCGAACACACGGCTGCCCTGTTTGCCGGCTCCCTGTCTCACTACCGGCTCAGACGCATCCTGATCGAGAGACATTTCGGTGCGCATCGGGGCTCGGACGGGAAGAAGATCAGCCTCGAGCGGGTGGCCGAGCACTGCGGCGTGCACCGGCAGACCGCATCGACGCACCACCATAAGCTGATGACCTATCTCCGAGGCAAGAAGGGGATCGGTGGAGAGGTCGGTATCCAGGCGATTGCCATGCAGCGCGCGGACGAGCTGCTGCGCGACCGCGGTTTTGTTGGCATGGCTGAGGCAGCCTAGCGACGTCTCAAGTATTCTTCCCAAGGTGCCGATATGGGGCTATATCCCCAATCGGCACAGTTGCCCGAGACGAGCCACACGAAATGCCTGCGAAAGTCAAGAACTCAACCGGATCACTTCCCGCCGTGGCAAAGAAAAAAGCGACTTCGACCGCCAGGCGCCCATCCCAGCGGGTAATTGTGGAGAAGGATGTCTATAGCAAGACCCCTTGGGTCGTTCATTTTGGAACGCTCAAGCCCAGCACCAAAATCGGTCGCCCATCTAAAGCTGACAAGACCGAGCGACTGTTCAGAGTCATTGGCGAGAAGTTGCCCTACGAGGCGCTAAACCATGTGAAGAATCATCTCCGAGACAACGGGTTCAGTTCGCAGGGTGTGTATGTTGCGCACGATTCGATGGGGTGTCCGCGATACATTGGCCGAGGTAACATCTTCGCTCGACTTGCGGCGCGCAAAAAGGCGAAGCGGCTTGAACTCGAATACTTCTCCTTCTACGTAGTTGAGGAGAAAATGCATGAAAGGGAGATTGAAACCCTTCTGATTCGAGCCGCTGGCTTTCTGCTCGAGTTTAACGACAAGAAAAAGCGGGTAGGTATAGCGCCCGGTGGCGTCAATGACTATGAGCCAGGCACCCTTTTTTATGTGCGACGGTACGAGCGGGGCGCGAGAAGCTGACATTGTTGCCTTGACAATTCGACATTTTGTGTCGAAAATAGGCCTCATTCTGATACACCGCAGAATTGCCTCCAAAGCCCGCTAAGCGAAAAGCCAGCGGGCTTTTTTGCATTCCGCATCGGGTTTGTAGTCCCCAATTCTGCCGTTCCGCCTGTCTCCTCCCCGTAGTTGCCACGGGTTTGGGTATGCCGGCCACTCGCCTCCGTACCCCATTCTTCTTCCGTTTCCACGATGGCTCTTGCGACTCTCAAGCCACGGCTTGCCACGGTGAACACCCTGCGCGCGCCTGTGCTGGAATCAAAGGCCGGCGCCATGCCACGCGTGCGTGGTCGTGCATGGATGGAGGCGCGGAGACGCGTCGCATTGGCGCATGACTATCGATGCGCAGGGTGCGGCTGCGTTTGGGTTCCCCATCGGGACCAGATCGATCACAAGATGCCACTGGAGCAGGGCGGCAGCAATGATGACAGCAACCTGCAGCCGCTCTGCAGCGACTGCCATGAGCGGAAGACCTCCGCCGAGGCCGCGGCACGCGCGGCGGGCTGACCGGGGCGACGCGGGAAGGGGTGGGGTAAAAGTCTGAGCCCTCAGCGGCTCGGAAACCGAGCGCCCTTCCACGCGCAGAAAATTTTCCCTTTCACGGGATTTGTTAATGGCCTTAACAACGGGCCAACGTGAACAACACGTCGCAAACCATTGAGCGCAAACGGTAAACGTTCTGCGCGATGTTTAACTTTTGGACCGCGAAGCGCGGGGTTTGAACATGGCTCTGACCGGCAGAAAGCAGAAGTTTGCTCAGGCCAAGGCCAAGGGCATGTCCAACAAGGACGCCGCCATTTCTGCTGGCTACAGTGCGGCGTCGGCGGCTGCCGCGGGTTCTCGCCTGGCGAAGGACGCCGACGTACTGGCGGCCCTTGATCGCAAGGCGAAGGTCAAGGCAGTGAAGAAATCCGCGCCGCCCAGAGCTGCAGGCCCTGCGAAATCGGAGCCGCCCGAAGCTCAGTCCAAATTCGACTTGAGCGTTGCGCTCAGCCATGACGATCCAAAGAAGTTCCTGATGGCGTTCATGAACGACCTCGAGATGGACCCGAAGGAACGCAAGGATGCCGCCAAGGCGCTGATGCCGTTTATGCACCAGAAGATGGGCGAGGGTGGAAAGAAGGATGCCCAGAAGGACGCGGCAAAGAAGGCCGGAGGCGGTCGTTTTGCGTCGGCTGCGCCTCCTAAGCTCGTTGCGTCCGGCGGGAAGAGTGTCTGATGCCGGCATGGACAACGGCATGCCCAGATTGGGCGGACCGGCTGCGCCGCGGGGAATCAATCATCCCCCCGCCGATCTTCCCGGAGGAGGCTGAGAAGGGGCTTGAGGTGATGCGATCGCTACGCATCGTTGACGCTCCTGGTAGTCCGACCATCGGTGAGGCGTCGGGGCAGTGGATCTTTGACCTGGCGGCCACAGTGTTCGGCGCCTACGACGCGGAAAGCGGGCGTCGGCTCATCACGGAATGGTTCGTGATGCTGCCGAAGAAGAACTTCAAGTCAGGCCTGGCTGCGTCGATCATGTTGACAAGCCTGATTCGAAACTGGCGGCAGTCCGCTGAGTTCACCATCCTGGCGCCCACGCTGGAAGTCGCAAACAACAGTTTCGGCCCGGCCAAGGACATGGTTGCCTTCGAGGAGCCGGGCGAAGACGACCAGCTGGCCGATCTCATCCAGGTGCAGACGCACATCAAGACGCTGACGCATCGCGAAAAGAACGCGACACTGAAGGTGATTGCTGCCGATCCGAACACGGCGGCGGGCAAGAAAAGCGTCGGGACACTGATCGAGGAGCTATGGCTCTTCGGCAAGCAAGCCAATGCAAAGGAGATGTTGCGCGAGGCTTTGGGCGGCCTGGCGTCGCGCCCGGAAGGGTTCGTGATCTGGGTCACAACGCAGAGTGACGAGCCTCCCGCGGGCGTATTCAAGGAGAAGCTTCAGTACGCGCGGGACGTTCGCGACGGCAAGATCCACGACCCCCAGTTTCTCCCGATCATCTATGAGCATCCGCCAGAGATGGTCGATGCAAAGGAACACCTCCTGGTGGAAAACCTGGGGATGGTCAATCCGAATCTGGGCCATTCGGTTGATCATAGTTTCCTTGAGCGGGAGCACCGGAAGGCCACAGAAGAGGGCGAGGGATCTCTTCGGGGTTTCCTCGCCAAGCATGGCAATGTGGAAATCGGGCTTGCGCTCCGCGCCGATCGATGGGCGGGGGCGGGCTTTTGGGAGAGGCGCGGCACGGAAACCTGCCTGACGCTGGATTCGCTGCTGGATCGCTGCGAAGTCGTCGATGTTGGAATTGACGGCGGCGGTCTGGACGACCTACTGGGACTCGCGGTGGTGGGGCGTGAACGAGACACGCGAAAATGGCTGCTCTGGACCCACGCCTGGGCACATGACTCCGTGCTCCAACGCCGAAAGGAAATCGCGCCGCGCCTCCAGGATCTCGCGAAAGAGGGTGACGTCACACTGGTCAAAGAGATCGGTGAGGACGTGTACGAGGTGGCCGAGATTGTGGCTCGCTGCGAGGCATCAGGGCTGCTCGACAAGGTCGGCTGCGACCCCGCCGGCCTCGGCGGGATCCTCGATGCGATGGTCGATGCTGAGGTCCCGCAAGACAAGGTCATCGGGATTCGGCAGGGGTGGTCAATGACCGGGGCGATCAAGACCACCGAGCGCAAGCTTGCCGAAGGCGTTTTGGTCCATGGTGGACAGCCATTGATGGCGTGGTGCGTCGGGAACGCCAAGGTCGAGCCGAGAGGCAATGCCGTTCTGATCACTAAGCAGGCGTCGGGCACGGGGAAGATTGACCCTCTGCTCGCAACTTTCAACGCAGTGACGCTGATGTCGCTGAATCCCGAGGGGATGGGCTCCATGAATGACTGGTTGAGCAATCCCGTCGTGGCGGGCCGTGCATGAAGATGCCGATGCCGAAAGGTCTGGTCAGCCGCATCAGCGCCGCCATTGACGGATGGGTTCGCTCCTTCTCGCTGCGCGACCGAGATCTGTATGACCGAGCGACAGACGGCGCGACGGGGGTGGATGTCACGCCAAAGGCCGTCATGCAGCTGGACGCTGCGTGGGCATGCGTGCGTCTGATCTCGGAGACGATCGCGACGTTGCCGCTGGCGATGTATGAGCGCACGCCAAAAGGGAAGCGCCTCGCATCGCAGCACTCGCTGCATTTCATCATCCACGACCAGCCGAACACCGATTCGTCAGCTTCCGTTTTCTGGGAAGCGATGGTGGCGGCGATGCTGCTTCGTGGTGCTGGCCGCGCCGAAAAGATGCGCGTGGGCTCGAAACTTGTCGGGCTGGCCTTTCTGGATCCGGACAAGCTCGTTTGCAAGCGCGACGCGGCAGGGAGGAAACAGTTCACCTATCCGCGTCCGAATGGCACGAGGCGCGAAATTCCAGAGGCGAACATCTGGACCATCCCGGGCTTCACCCTCGACGGCGTGAACGGCGTTTCGGTGATCGCCTACGGTGCGAAGGTGTTCGGCGCTGCCATCGCGGCGGACAAGGCCGCCGCCGAGACCTTCAAGAATGGGCTGCTGCAGACCATCTATTACAAGATGGCGCAGTTCCTCAAGCCGGACCAGCGTGCCGAGTTCAAGAAGAACCTGAAGGGTTCTGTTGAGCGGGGAGAGGCGCCCCTACTTGAAGGGGGGATGGACGTCGGGAGCGTGGGCATCAAGCCGTCGGACGCTCAGCTTCTGGAGTCCCGAGGATTTTCGGTGGAGTCCGTCTGCCGATGGTTTCGCGTTCCACCTTGGATGGTTGGACACACCGAGAAGTCCAGCAGCTGGGGGACGGGCATCGAGCAGCAGATGATCGGGTTCCTGACGTTCACGCTTGGCCCCTGGCTGAAGCGCATCGAGCAGGCCATCGGCAAGGACCTTCTGACGCCGGCCGAGCGAGTTCGCTACTACGCCAAGTTTGCCGTGGAAGGACTGCTTCGCGCGGACAGCGCGGGCCGTTCGGCCTTCTACACCGCAATGGTGAACAACGGCATTCTGACTCGCGACGAGGTCCGCGAGCTCGAAGACCGAGAACCGATGGGCGGAAATGCGGCTGTTCTTACGGTGCAGTCGGCCATGACAACCCTTGACTCGGTCGGCACGCAAAGCGATGCCAACCAGGCGCGCGCATCCATTCGCGCCTTCCTCGGCCTCGACGCCGAACCACAAAAGGGCTGAACGACCATGAGCAAGAGAACGCTTCCGGGTGCGCCGGAGGGACGCCCCTACGCCGGCGTCACCGGCCAGGTGCAGCCGCGGGCCTTTGACCGTTGGAACACTGGCGTGCGTGCCGCGGTGGAGGACGACGAAGACCGCACCATCAGCATCTACGACGTCATCGGATACGACTACTGGACTGGCGAGGGGGTGACCGCAAAGCGGATCGCCGGCGCGCTGCGGGGCATGGGCTCCGGCCCGGTCACGGTGAACGTGAATTCGCCGGGCGGCGACATGTTCGAAGGCCTGGCGATCTACAACCTGCTGCGCGAGCACGACGGCGAGGTCACGGTGAAGGTTCTTGGGCTGGCCGCTTCGGCCGCATCGATCATCGCGATGGCCGGAGACACGGTGCAGATCGCCCGGGCGGGCTTCTTGATGATCCACAACGCCTGGGTGATGGCCATCGGAAACCGGAACGACCTGGTCGAGGTAGCAGCCACCCTGCAGCCTTTCGACGACGCGATGGCGAGTATCTACGCGGCGCGCACGGGCCAGGACATCAAGGCGATGGCCAAGCTGATGGACGCGGAGACGTGGATCGGCGGCCAGGCGGCCATCGACGATGGCTTCGCCGACCAATTCCTGCCGTCGGACCAGGTCAAGAAGGGCGAGGGCAAGGCCAGCGCCTCGGCAGTGCGCCGAATCGAAGCCGCACTGCGCTCCAGCGGCATGCCGAAGTCAGAGGCCATGCGCCTCATCAGCGAATTCAAGTCCAGTTCGGGCGATCCGGCTGGCAGCGGCGAGGGAGATCCCGCCGGACGAGTCGAGCCAGCGGCCGACTCTCTCAGCAAGACCGCCGCCCTGGCGGCATCCCTAACCGCGATGCAGTTCTGAAAGGAAAGCCATGTCGCAAATCGAAAAGGACATCGAGTCCATCAACGCCAGCCTGACCAAGGTCAGCGATCAGATCAAGTCGCAGGCTGAAGCCTTCGTCAAGAACGCGAAGCAGAGCGAGGAAGCCGTAACCAAGGTCGACGACCTGCTGAGCAAGCACGGTGAACTGCAAAACAGCCTCACGGCGACCCAGCAAGCCCTGGCAAAGCTGGAAGCCAACGGCGCCGGCGGCGACGTGCAGCACCAGTCGTTCGGCGAGCAGTTCGTCAACAGCGAAGACTTCAAGGCATTCGCCGGCAAGACCACGCCGCGCGGCCGCGTCGATCTGACCTTCAAGGCGGCAATCACCAGCCTCACGACCGACGCCGACGGCTCGGCCGGTGACCTGGTGCAAGTTACCCGCCGTCCCGGCGTGCTGGAGCTTCCGCAACGTCGGATGACCGTCCGCGACCTGATCACCCCGGGCACGATGGACGGCAACGCGCTCGAGTACGTGAAGGAAACCGGCTTCACCAACAACGCCGGCATGGTGGCGGAAGGCGCGAAGAAGCCCGAATCCACGATGAAATTCGACCTGGTGAGCACCACCGCCAAGGTGATCGCGCACTTCGTGAAGGCGTCGCGCCAGATTCTCAGCGATGCGTCGCAACTGTCCAGCATCATCGACGGCCGCCTGCGCTATGGTCTGGCGTTCAAGGAAGAGCAGCAACTGCTGAACGGTGATGGCACCGGTCAAAATCTGCTGGGCATCATCCCGCAGGCGTCGGCTTTCCTCGCCCCGTTCGATCCGGAGGGCACGGAGACGAACATCGACAATATCCGCCTGGCGATGCTGCAAGCCTTCCTGGCCGAGTATCCCGCCACCGGCCACGTCATGAACCCGGTCGACTGGGCGCGCATCGAGCTGCTGAAGGACACCACGGGGCGCTACATCATCGGCAACCCGCAGGGCAGCATCGGCGCCACGCTGTGGAACCTGCCGGTGGTGGAGACGCAAGCCATCCCGGTGGACAAGTTCCTGACGGGTGCGTTCAAGTTGGGCGCCCAGGTGTTCGACCGCTGGCAAGCTCGCGTCGAAGTCGCCACCGAGAACGAGGACGACTTCGTGAAGAACATGGTCACGATCCTGGCCGAAGAGCGTCTGGCGCTGGCGGTGTATCGCCCTGAGGCGTTTATCTACGGCGACTTCGGCAACGTGACCTGATCCGCATCCGCCACCTGGCAAGGCCCGCTACGGCGGGCCTTGTCGCTTCAAGGAGAACACCATGAAGATCAAGTTCAAGGCCCCTGATCCTCGCGCCGGCACCATTGTTCAGATGGATAGCAGCCGTGGCCAGCACTTCATCGACAGCGGTTCCGCCGTTCAGGTGAAGGACGACGACACCGAGATCGATACCGCGCAGGCCGACCAGGCAGAAGCCAAGAAGGCGGCAGAGCCGGAGCCCAAGAAGGCTGCCGACCCTGCGAACAAGGCCAAGAGGTGAGCATCATCGACCTGGCCGTAGCAAAGGGCCATCTGCGGATCGAGGACGACTATCCGGATTCTCAGGTGCAAGGCAAGCTCGATGCGGCGGAGCGGATGGCGGCGGAGTTCCTCAACCGCCGGATCTTTGCGGATGATGTGGAACTAGCTGCGGCGATTGCCTCCGTGCCGGCGGGGCTGGTTTCTGCCGGGGCGGCCTATCAGACCGCGCTGACGGCTGCCGATTCCATCGAAGACCAGGTGGCCCGGTGCGCGGCACAGGGCTACGCGTTGCGGACCTACCGCGACGCGCAGACTGCAGCGTTCGAGACCTATGCCGGAATCGTGCTCAATCCGCAGATTGAGGCCGCCATCTTGCTGACGCTCGGACACTTGTTCGAGAATCGCCAGGATGTGCAGCAGGGGACCGTACAGCAAATGCCAATTGGTGCGGAGCAACTGCTGTTCCCGTTTCGCGTGGGGCTAGGCGTCTGATGCGTATCGGCACACTCACCCGCCGCGTTGTCATCCGACGCTGGCAAGACATGCCGGACGCCGGCTTCGGTATAGAGCAGGAATTCGACCCGGGCATCCCGGCGTGGGCAAGCATCGTGCCGGTCGGAGCGACGATCTTCTACGGAGCGAAGCAAACAGGAGAGGGCGTGACGCACCGCGTGACGATCCGCCGGCGACCCGGGTTGACCGAGACGGAGATCACCGGGGAGCACGTCGTCGATGCTGAGGGGTTGCGCTATCGAGTGCGCCGCGCCAGCGCGTGGCAGGGCGAGGGTGAGGCCGTACTGCTTGATGTCGAACTACTCGGGAAGATCGCATGAGCAATGACCTGAATGTGCGCCTTTCCGGGCATACGCGGATCGACTTCGACCGCAAGCAGATTCGGAAAGCCCTGCGCATCGAAGGTCGCGGCGTCCAGAAGGAAGCAAGGCGCCTTGTTGCCCGCCGCGCCATCTCGCAGCCCGGTGAGTTTCCCGGTCGAGATTCGGGCGTGCTGTCCCGGAGCATCAAATCCAAGGTGAGCCGCCCCGGGTTCCTCGTCCGGATCGCGCCTCAGAAGACCCCCGAGATGGGGAACGATTTCTATCCCGCATTCCTGCAGTACGGCGTCCGACCCAATCCGAATGGGAAGGGCGGCGGTGCGAATGGATGGCGGATCGAGCCGCGTGCGAACTACATGGTCGAGGCGCTGAACCGTCGCCGTCCTGTAGCCGAAGTGGCTCTTAGGGCGGCGCTGCAAAACGCGCTGATTCCGCGATGAACCTCAATGCAGTGATCACGCAGTTGCGCCAGCGCGCGCCGGTGTTCGCCAATCGGGTAGCCGGCGCTGCAAAGTTCCAGGTTCTTCCTGAAGCAGCCAACCTGCAGGTTCCGGCTGCGTATGTCATTCCTCTGGACGAGAACCCCGAGCCGCAGCAGAGCAGCAACGGATACCGGCAAGTGGTCGAGGACTCGTTCGCGGTCGTTGTGGTCCTGAGCAATACGGTGGACGAACGCGGCCAAGCCGCTGTCACGACGGTCCACGACATGCGAAAGATCCTTGTTCGCGCCCTCGTGGGCTGGCAGCCGGGCGACGATTACGACCAGATCGCGTATGACGGGGGTTCGCTGCTCCATCTGGACCGAGCCCGCATGTATTACCAGTTCGAGTTCAAGGCCCTTTACGACATCGGATACGAAGATACCTTCAAGTCGGTTCGAGATGACGAGCTGCCCTACTTGGGCGGACTCGATGTGACGGTAGATGCGATAGACCCAGCGGACCCGAACCATCCCAAACAGGATCATCCCGACGACCCGAACGCTTACCCAGGCGGATCGCCTGGGCCGGATGGGCGCGCCGAGGCCGGCGTGACGATCGACCTGCCGCAACCATAGGGAGCAGTCCATGCATGTCAAATCAGTCTCTGGCCGGGAAATCCCGGACCCGGAGAAGGGCGGGTATTTGCCCGCAGAAGGCCGCGAAGTGGAGCAATCCACCTACTGGCTGCGTCGCATCGCTGACGGCGATGTGGTCGAAGTGAAGCCCGGCATCGCCGAATCCGACGAACTTGCGCCCGCCAAGAAGGGAGCGAAACAATGACCGTACCATTCTCGAACATCCCGCAGAACAACCGGGTTCCGTTTTTTTACGCGGAGTTTGACAACTCCCAGGCGGGCTACTTCTCGCAGCAGAACCGTACGCTGCTGGTCGGCCAGAAGCTCGTGGCCGGGGCGTCACCGGCCAACACTCTGCAGCTGACCGCGCGGACGGATGAAGCGAAGTCGCTTTTCGGTGTCGGCTCCATGCTGGCACGGATGCACGAGATCTACCGCCAGAATGACCCGTTCGGCGAAGTCTGGTGCATCGCTCTCGATGACCCGGGCGCCGGCGTTGCGGCAACCGGATCGTTCGCGATCACGGGGACCGCGACCAAGGCGGGCACGCTGAATGCCTACGTGGGCTCGCAACGGGTACAGATCGGCGTCGCCTCCGGCGATACGGCGGCAACCCTGGCCACCGCCTTGGCAGCGGCGATCAATGCGAATGTCGATCTGCCGGTGACTGCGGCAGCGGCCACGGGCACGGTCACGCTGACCGCTCGTCATAAGGGCGCACTCGGCAACGACTTGCTGCTGCAGATGAACTACTACGGCGCGGCGGGTGGCGAAAGCACCCCGGCGGGGCTGACGGTGACAGTCAATGCCATGTCTGGCGGTACGACGTCGCCTGCGCTGACGGGGGCTGTGGCGGCCATGGGCGATGAAGAGTTCGACTTCATCATCTCCCCGTACAGCGATACCACGTCGCTCGACCTGTGGCGCACCACGATGAACGACTCGAGCGGTCGGTGGGCGTGGAACCGCCAGATCTACGGGCACGTCTACAGCGCCCAGCGCGGTACCTTCTCGGCGCTCCAGGCGGCAGGCGTCCTGCGCAACGACCAGCACACCACGATCGCCGGTTTTGAAACCCTCGTACCAAGCCCGGCATGGGAATACGCCGCCGCGTATGGTGCGCGGAACGCCGTGTACATCAACGCCGACCCGGCCCGGCCGACGCAGACCGGCGAACTGGTGGGGATCCTGCCGGCTCCGGCTGGCAACCGATTCGTACAGACCGAGCGCCAGACCCTGCTGTCGTCGGGTATCGCGACCAGCTTCGTGTCGGGCGGCGTGGTACGTATCGAGCGTGCCATCACGACCTACCAGAAGAACCTCTGGAATCAGGCAGATCCGTCGTATCTCGACAGCGAAACGCTGCACCAACTGGCCGCGATCCTGCGCCGGCTGCGAAACGCCATCACGACCAAGTACCCGCGCCACAAGCTGGCCGACGACGGCACCCAGTTTGGCGCCGGAGCGGCAATCGTGACGCCGAGCGTCATCCGTGGCGAACTGCTGGCTCAGTACGCGGCAATGGAAGACGAAGGCTTGGTGGAGAATGCCAAGGCTTTCGCCGCCAATCTGATCGTGGAGCGTGCGGCCAACGATCCGAACCGCCTGAATGTGCTGCTGCCGCCTGACTTGGTGAACCAGCTACGCGTCTTCGCGGTCCTGGCGCAATTCCGTCTGCAATATTAAGGAGAGCAACATGGCAAAACGAGTTGCAGGCACCTGCTACATCAAGGTCGACGGCGACCAGCTCGAAGTGAAGGGCGGCGTGGAATGCACCGTCGGGGATGTCACCCGGGAAGCTGTCGTGAGCACGCGCGGTGTGGTTGGCTTCAAGGAAACGCAGCGCGTACCGTCGACCAAGCTTACGGCAATCTTCACTGAAGATTTCCCCATGGAAAAGATAACAGAGGGGGAGGACATGACGATCACCACCGAGTTCGCCAACGGTAAGGTGCACACGCTGTCCGGAGCCTTTCTGGTCGGTGAGTCGACAGCGAAGGGCGAGGAAGGAGAAACCGACCTCGAATTCAACGGCACGAAGGGGATCTGGCAATGAGCGATGCAATCGTTCCGCTGGTGAAGGAGATCACCGCTCACGGTGAGAAGGTCTCGGAACTGACTCTGCGCGAGCCGGATGGCGAAGACCTGATGGAGATCGGCTATCCCTACATCGTAGTGCAGAGCGATGTGGGCGGGCAGGGCGTCGAGCTTCGCCCGAAAGTGGTGGCGCGCTACGTCTCGAAACTGGCCAAGATTCCCATGTCGTCCGTCAAGCAGATCGGCCTGGCTGATCTGCAGAAGTTGCAGGGCGTGGTGATGGGTTTTTTCGGTCAGGAGGAAGCGGCGACGACGAACTCGACCGAGAGCGATTCGTAGAGCGCGTTTTCGACATCGCCTACTTCTGGAAGTTGGATCCCGGGGCGGCACTGGCATTGCCCGTGTCGCGGCTGGACTTGTACGAAACCCAAGCGCTGCGAATTGCAGAGAACATGAGGAACGAAGATGGCGGATAGCTTCATGCTCAAGGCCATTCTCAGCGCGGTGGACAAGATCTCCCCGACGCTGAAGACGGTCAGGGGCGGCATTAACGCCACACACAAGAGCTTCCGTGACCTTGGCAGCGCCAGCCGTGGGCTTGTTGGCAGCATGGGCCTACCCACGGCGATCAGCTTTGCAGCCATTGGCTATGGAGCATTGAACGCAGCGAAGAGTGCCTTGGACTATGCCGGCGCGTTGCAGGATACCGTCGACAAGACTGGGATGGCACTACAGCCTTTGCAGGAGTTGCAGACGGTCTTCGAGGCAGGGGGTGTGGCCGGTGAAGAGTTCAACGAGTCGGTCATCAAACTGAACAAGGGACTGGCCGAGGCGGCGTCCGGCAATGACAAGGGCCTCGCCGCACTGCTGACCAAGCTTCGTATTCCCTTACGAGATGCGCATGGGCAGATCCGCAGTGTCGAAGAAGTCCTGCCTCAGTTGGCCGACGCGTTCGAGAAGAACGAGAATCCCGCGCTGCGCACCCGTATGGCGATGGAGCTATTCGGGAAATCTGGCGCGAAAATGATCGCGGTCCTGATGAAGGGTGGGAGCAGCCTGGAGGAAGCCCGGCGGCAGGCTCAGCGCTTGGGCGCCACGCTTTCAGATGAGGCGACCGGCCGGCTTGACGATCTCGGCGACAGCTTCGGGTTTCTAGGGAAACAAGTTCGGGTCCAGATTGCCGAGGCGTTTGGCTTTGCGGCTCCGGCGGTTCAGGCCGCGACCGAGGCGCTGTCTCAGTGGATCGGCGCGAACAAGGACATGTTGCAGTTGAAGGTCGGAAACTTCATCGAGACCGTTGCGACGAGCGTTCAGGGGTGGGTGGAATCTGGCGGTCTGGAGCGGCTGAGCGCCGGCTTTATGCGGGTCGTCGAAGGAATCGGCGAGTTTGTCGACGCAATGGGTGGGATGCGCAACGTGCTGATCGGCATCGGCGCGCTCATTCTGGCCGGGCCGGTTTCATCGGCTGTCCAATTGGTGATGGTATTCGCCCGGATGGCGACTTACATAGTCCCGCTGCTGTTGAGCGTATTGCCGATGGTCGCAACGGCGTTTCTGGCAGTGGGTCGCGCCATGCTAGCGAATCCCATCCTTGCCGTCATCGCTGCTATCGCTACTGCCGCTTTCCTGATCTATGACAACTGGGGAGCGGTCAGCGCCTGGTTCATCGGACTGTGGGATGGCGTGAAAGCGACGTTCGCGGCTTTCATTGGGTTCGTGACGAACGCGTTCATGACCTTTCACCCGCTGGGCATCATCATCCGCAATTGGGAGCCCATCGTTGCGTGGTTCTCAAGCCTGTGGGATCGGGTGAAGGGCTTCATCGAGCCGATCATGAGTGGGGCCCGTGCCATTGGCGGAGCTATCGGAAGCGTCTTTTCCGGGGGGCCGTCGGCGCCGGTAGCGCAAGGCGCAAGCGCCCTTGCTCGTCAGCCGACAGGCACGGCCCAGTCTGGTTCGACAGGTAGCCCATTGGTGGCGCGCGGGGCGCTGGCTGGCCCGCAGCAACCGGCCCGCCTGAACGGTGAACTAAATATCAGGTTCGAAGGCGCGCCGGAGGGCATGCGCGTCGACCCGGGTCGGACCAACCAGCCGGGCGTCGCCGTGAATCCGCACGTCGGCTACCGCAGCGCACTGAGCTTCTGACATGGCCTGGAAAGATAAAATGCAAGGGGCCTCGTTCCGGGGCGTCGCCTTCGAGGTGGAGGCGGACGATGGTTCGTTCGGCCGGCGCGTCCAGGTTCACGAGTATCCCCAACGCGACAAGCCTTATGCCGAAGATCTCGGGCGAGCTGCGCGGGAGTTCTCGATTACCGGCTTCCTGCTGGGGGATGACTACCTAGACCAGCGGGACAAGTTGCTGGAGGCGCTTGAGAAGAGCGGCCCGGGCGCCTTGGTCCACCCCTGGTATGGGGAGATGACCGTCTCGCTGAAGGAGCCGGCCCGGGTATCCCACAGCATGGCGCACGGTGGCATGTGCACCGTGCAGATGTCTTTCGTCGAGTCGGGCGAACTCGCGTTCCCGTCGGCATTGGAGTCGCTGGGCGCCAAGAGCCTGATGTCTGCCGATACGCTGCAAGAGGTGGCCACCGCTGATTTTGCGAGCAAGTTCACGGTGGACGGGGTGGCGTCTTTCGTCTCACAGGACGCGCTGAAAGTTCTGAACGAAGGGTTCGACATTGTGGAGGATGGCGTGTCGAACATTTCCAACCTCCTGGCGAACCCGATCCAGTTTCTTAAGGATCGCGCGGCATCGCTGTTGCCCGATGCGTCCAGCCTTGCGTCTGAGGTCTTTGGAATGTTCCTGCGAGGCGAATCGATTGTGGAGAGCATCGCGGGCGTTTTTGGCGGCGGCGGGGCGGCGGCGCGCAACCGTGTGACGGCCCAGACTCTTACGACACTGTCGCGCACCTTTCAGCAAAGGGCGACGACAGCCGGAGCCGGTGGCACCGTTGGTTCCGGAGACGGCACGGTGAGTCCCAGTCGGCAGCGCATCAATACCAACGCAGAGGCGTTGAACGAACTGTTCGCGCGCGCCACGCTGGTGCAGGCCGCCGGTATGACCGCCTCCATGCCGATGCCGGTCTACGACGATGCGGTGAAGGTCCGCGACGACCTCACCGCGGCGCTTGACCAGGCCAGCATGACCGCATCCGACTCGGTCTATCGGGAGTTGCAGGTACTGCGGGGCAACGTGCATCGGGATGTCACCACGAGGCTGGCCGGCAGCGCCAGACTGACGACGGTCACGCCAACGGCGGTGATCCCAGCTCTGGCTGTGGCCTACGACCAGTTCGAAGACGTGGCTCGGGAAGCGGAAATCATCGAACTCAACAAGATCCGCCGGCCAGGCTTCGTCGCGCCTGCGCCCATTAAGGTGCTGTCGGCATGACCGAGAACGTCAATGCCGTGAAGTTGCGGGTCAACGGTACGGAGTACGGTGGCTGGAAAGAGGTCGAGATCACGGCGGGAATAGAGCGCCAGGTGCGCGACTTTAACCTTTCCGTCACCGACCGTTGGCCAGGCCAGGCCGATATTCCCCGCCGAATCCGACCCGGCGACCTCTGCGAAGTGTTCATCGGCTCCGACCTGGTCCTTACCGGCTACGTGGACGCCACGCCGATCCGGTACGACGCCAGACAAGTTTCGGTCGGTGTCCGAGGTCGCAGCAAGACACAGGACCTTGTGGACTGCGCGGCGTTGCACAAGCCGGGTAGCTGGAGCGGGGCCACGGTGGAGCGCATCGCTCGCGACCTCGCATCTACCTACGGAATCAAGGTCACGAGCGAGGTGGAGCCTGGCGCGCCGCTGTCTCACTCGATTGAGCAGGGCGAGACCGTGTTCGAGTCCGTTGACCGTCTGCTTCGTCTTCGGCAGCTAATGGCGACGGACGATGCGCAGGGTCGGCTGGTCTTTATCCGCATCGGCTCGGCTGGCAATGCCACGACGGCGCTACGCCATGGCGAAAACGTCCTGGGCGGAGATGCCGCGCTGGACTACAAGGAAGTGTTCAGCGAGTACATCTGCAAGGGCCAGCGCGCCGGCAATGACCAGGACTTCGGCGCCTCCGTGGCAGAAGAGAGCGCTTCGATCACCGACTCGTCGGTTCGCCGGCGGCGTGTGATGCTGATCAAGGCGAGCGGGCAGACGGACGGTGGATCGGCGGCGGACCGGGTGAGGTACGAACGCGCGACACGGCGCGGCAAGGCGCTCGCAACCACCTACACCGTGCAAGGCTGGCGCCAGGCAGATGGATCGCTGTGGCGCCACAACCAACTCGTTCGCGTGACAGACCCGGTAATTGGCTTTGACGATCAGTTTGTCATCGCGCAGGTGACATATAAGCTGAATGAACAAGGAATGATCTGCCTTTTGCAAGTCGGACCGCCCGACGGATACGTGAACAATCCCGCGAAGGGCAAGGCGAAGCAGGATGCCACGGACAAGAAGCTCCGCGAATGGGGCGACGTCCGGCCCGCCGACAGCCGGGCACATAAAGTCAACAACAATCCAATCAAGCAAAAGGATGGCTGGAGCGAAGTGAAGAGGGCCAAGTGATGGATGACAGGACGTTCGGGCGAATGGCCGCCCCCTTGCTGCGCAGGGTGCAAAACCTCGTTGTGAGAGGGACGGTCGCCCTAGCAAACGCGGCCAGCAAGATGCAGGGCCTCCAGGTAACGCTCCTGAAAGATGACGTGCCCATGACCCTGGAGCACTTCGAGCCATACGGCTTCACGAGCCGGCCCAAGAGTGGCGCGGAGGTTGTCACCCTCTTTCTCGATGGCGACCGGTCACACGGGATTGTCATCGTCTGTGCCGACCGACGTTACAGACTGACGGGCCTGGAAGAGGGCGACGTGGCGCTTCACGATGACAAGGATCAGGCTGTCGTTCTGAAGGAGGACGGCATCCATGTCTATTCCGAACATACCCATGTCCACGGCGACATGACTGTGGATGGAAGCCTGGTGGTGACAAATGGCATCGCCACGCCTGGCGGCGGAGTGACGGTCACCGGGAACATCTCGGTGACGGGCGATGCGAACATTGGCGGGAAGTCTTTCCTTGGGCACCGCCACGGTGGCGGCCCCACGCCGGATTAAAGGAGCCTTGATGCCCGGTTACGCAGACGACATGTCGATTACGGTCGACGGTGTCGAATCGTCTTTGCTGGCCGTTACCAACCCTTTGGTACGCGCGGTGGTCATGGCGCTGTTCACGTGGCGACGTGCGGAGGCCGACGATCCTATCGAGGGGGATCGCTGGGGATGGTGGGGCGACAACGTCGCGGAGCAGATCGGGGACCGGATTGGGTCCCGGCTCTGGCTGCTTTCCCGCGAGAAGCTGACTGCGTCGACTGTCCAGCGAGCCATTCAGTACGGCAAGGAGGCACTTGCCCACCTCGTCGAGGATGGCGTTGCTACGGGCGTTACGGTGGAAGCCGAGCGCCAAGGCTTGGACATGCTCGCCATGCGGGTTTTGATCGATCGGCAGAATGCCCCGCAGGTCGACCTGCGATTTGCAAACGTCTGGAGCCAACTGAATGTTTAGCCGACCGACCCTAGCCGAACTGGTGACGCGCACGCGCGCGGATATGCTGGCGAGGCTGACACCGGAAGAGTTGCTGCGCCGCTCCGATTCGGAGGTGCTGGCCCGTGTGATGGCCGGCGCCTCGCACGAATTGCATGGCTATCTGGACTGGATCGCCAATCAGGTTATTTACGACACCGCCGATGAGGATATGTTGGTGCGGTGGGCATCAATCTGGGGTATCGAGCAGAAGCCGGCCGAGTTTGCCGAGGGATTCTGGAGCACAAGTGGCGTCGCGGCGACCGTGGTTCCGGCCGAATCTGTTCTGCGTCGCTCGGATGGTGTCGAGTATCGGGTAACGGCAGACACGCCGCTGGGAAGCGGCGCCACGGACGTTCCTGTTGAGGCGGTAGAGGCGGGCGCCAGTGGAAACGCGCTGTCCGGCACGCCCCTATCACTGCTGTCGCCTATCGCTGGCGTTCAATCCGTCGGCGTGGTCGGGTCGGCTGGCTTGGTGAACGGGTCAGACCTCGAGTCGGTGGATGAGCTGCGCGATCGCTTTCTCGAGCGAATCCGTAAGCCGGTGAGCGGCGGTGCCGCATCGGACTACGAAGCGTGGGCCCTTGAAGTGCCCGGCGTAACACGAGCGTGGGTGTATCCGCTGGAAATGGGGGCGGGGACGGTCACGGTTCGGTTCGTCAGGGACAATGATGTGTCGATCATCCCGGATGGTGCAGAGGTGGCCGCAGTCCAGGCACATATCGACACGCTGCGACCGGTGACGGCAGAACTGTACGTCGTGGCGCCGGTGGCCGCCCCGATAAACTTCCAGATCCAGCTCACGCCCGCGAGCCTGGCTGTCAAGGCGGCGGTAGAGGCTGAATTGCGCGACCTACTGAAGCGCGAAGCGGCGCCCGGCAAAACAATCCGTGTGAGCCATATCCGGGAGGCGATCAGCATCGCGGCCGGCGAGGAAGATCACGTGCTGGTGTCGCCGTCGGCGAACGTGACTAACCCCGTCGGCTCGATGTCGACCTTCGGGAGCATCATATGGGTCTGACGGCGGACGACTACCTCCAGCAGCTTCAGGAGCTTTCGCCGCACGGTCCGGCGTGGCCACGCAGCGCAGACGCAGTCTCAACGCGCATTCTCGCTGCGCTGGCTACGGAGTTGGCCAAGGTTGACGCCCGGGTCGATAACCTCATCGAAGAGGCAGATCCCAGAACGGCCACCGAGATGCTGGGTGATTGGGAGAGGCTGTTCGGCCTGCCTGATGAATGCCTGCCCGAAGCGTCGACGGTGGCGGAGCGCCGGGGTCGGCTGGTACAAAAGATGGTGTCCAACGGTGGGCAATCCCGCCAGTTTTTCATCGACTTCCTCGCGGCCCTTGGTTATCCAGGGGTGACCATCGAAGAGTTCCGGCCTTTTAGGGCAAACAGCAAGTGCAACGCCGCGCTGAATCAGAACGGCTGGCGCTACGCGTGGCGCGTGAAGGTACCTCAGTCGTCGACGGCCAAGCGCTTCAACGCTGTCAGCCGGGCAAACGAGCCGCTGACGCGCTTCGGAGACCCTGGGTTGGCCTGCATTCTGGCGAAGTACAAGCCAGCACACACCGTTCTATTCATCGGTTACGGAGAAGATTGATGCGACGCATTTCCACTTCAACCCGCGTTGTCGACAAGTTCGGCGCCGGCAAAGACGGTTTCACTAACGGAGATCCGGTCGGGGGCATCCCGTCTACCGATCTGGAAGACGTGTGGTTTGACCACGTGCAAGAAGAAATTGCGACTGTGATCGAAAGCGCTGGCATGGCGCTTGATCCCAGTAATAGGGGCCAACTTCTCGCCGCGTTGTTCCGGCTCACGGTACAGCATGGACAATGCCGGCTGTCGAAATCCGGTGCAAACCTCCTGCTGTCGCCGGTCAACGGCAACAAGCTCGTTATCGGTGGCGTGATGCGCACCATCCCCGCCGCTGGCGTCAGCCTGGCGCCGACCGGGCTGACAGCCGCTACGACGCACTATGTGTACGCGTTCATGAATGGCGCCGCAATGACGCTCGAAGCGTCGACGACGGGACATTCGACTGACTCGACCACGGGGGTCGAAATCAAGACCGGCGACGCGTCACGGACGCTAGTGGGGATGGCCCACGTAATCGCTGGGCCATCATTCGCAGACACAGCCAAGACGCGGCTCGTGCGTAGTTGGTTCAACGACCCTGGCATCGCCGGTGCAGCCTATTTCACGGCAAGCCGGTCCACGACGAGCACCGCAAGCTACGTCGAACTGGGCACGGACATCCGTAACGAGTTTCTGATCTGGGCAGGCGAGATCTGCCAGTGCACTAGTTCTGGCATGAGCACGGCGAGCGCGGCGGACCGAATCAACTCGGTGGCGGCCGGCTTCGATGGAGTTAGCAACCTCGAGGTTGGTTCATACTGTGCTGGCTACGGAGCAATCGGCGCCAGCGGTATCGGCATCCCTTACGCCTTTTCTTTCCCGAAAGCCGGGCTGTCCGAGGGCTACCACTTTGCCACTCTGGCTGGGAAGGTGTCTGCCGGGACTGGTACATGGTCCGGCGGCACCTTGTCACCGGGGTTGGTTGACGCATGCGCAATGACAATCTATATCAAGAAGTGACCGCAATCGACATCGGAGGCATACCGTGAAGCAGATTGGTGAGACGTTTGGTCAGGAAATCGAAGTGGCCGGACTTGCCGGCCTGCCGTTCTCATGGGGAAGCGACGGCCGCATCAATTTCGGTGAGGCGATGACACCGAGTCAGATCGATGCAGTCAACTCGGTATATGAGGACCATGATCCTTCGGATGTACTGCCGAACTAGTCCACGGTCAACGGGGGGCCGACAAGCTCCAGCACTTTGTTCTGGTCGTAGCTGACCGCGATCCGGCCTTGCCCGTTGACTTCGATGTAGGTAGGGTCGCAGATGTCTATGCCGGGCTGCTCGATCATCAACTTGTCGCGCCGGATAGTCCACGCTGTGGGCGAGGCGGGATCGGCGATGCTCATCGTGGTGTACCAAGGATCAGCAGCACCCCGGTCGCGGAACAGGCCGTGAATCGCAACCATCTTGCCGTCCCGGAAGAACATCTCTGGGTTGCCGCCATTCGGAATTACCACGGGCCCTTGGTTTGGCGTGAAGTCCAGCGAGACTGTTGGATCTACCCACGCGTAGGCGATGTCCATGTGGTCCAGCGTGGCGTGAGACTCGGCCAGCATGTGCCAACGGTTCCCGACAGGCAGAATGGCTACGTTCCAGATATGCGCCCATGGGGTGCCAGGCTGACGCCGAAGGATGGGTTGTCCGTTGTTCTGGATCGCCCATGTCACGAGGTCGGTGGAGCGATACAGGTAGATGTCGCCGTCGCCCGGATCGCTGTTGTTGCAAGCAAGGTAGGTCGCTCCCTGGTAGGCGAAGACGTATGGGAATCGGCAGCGGTCAGGAAATACCAGCTTGCCGGCGCTCTGTTGCGGGGTTGCTGGGAAGTCAGTGATGAGGCAGGTTTGTGTAGCGGCGCAGCCAAAGAACAGCCCGAAGCTCTGGCCGATGGCGTAATAGCTCGCCTCAACCACGACGTTGGCGTTGAAGAGCGGGCCCAGCAGTTGGTACGCCCCTGCTCGGATGGGGTAGGAATGTTGGGTGGGGGCCGCCGCCTGGATCGGCGCTGGAGTGGGGGCGGGCGCGGATTGGGTCGGCGCAACAGCCTCAGCCTCGGGCGAGTCCCCGCCTCCGCAACCGGCGCAGAGCACGCTCAGGGAGACGGCGAATGCCGCTACTAGTCCTCGGCAGGCAATTCGATAGTCGCGCCGACGCTGCGGCACCAGTCGAACACCTGTTCCATGGTTGCGGCTCGATTCAGGAGCGCGCCGGCCAGGAAAAGCATAGGGAGGCTCATCGGACGGGGCTCGTTCCCACCGGTGTACTTGCGCCACTGGTTGTTGCCAGCCAAGCCGAAGAGGTCGGCCATCTGCTCGCCGGTGAAGTTCAGTCGATCCTTCAGTGCACGAAGGTCGTCTGGAGTGGGCGGTACGTAGAGGATTGCCATAGGCGAGCGCGCGCGGCTGGCGCTGGAGAGATCCGGCGGTCATGTTCGTCCTTGCGGGTCAGCGGGCTGCGCAGATGGCGCTACCCTACGATTCCTATCGTAGCCCTTAAGGGGCTATGTGTCAAGGTTTCGCTCGCGGACCGCCTGTCTCTGAGCATGAAGGCGTACGGCTATAATCGGGCCGATCCTTATGGCTACCGAAAAGAGGCAATGGAATCTACCCGAGTGAGTTCGGCAACAGCGCCGGAGCGAACGTTTTCCCCCGCTGCTGTTGCTGGTCGTCGGGAGGAGGCGGATCGGCTGGGCGCAGTGGATGGTCTTCGAGGGCTGGCTATCCTTATGGTCATATACCAGCATGCATACTCTGGTGCCGTAGGGAAACTAGTTGTCCAGAACACTTCGCTCGCATTTCCTTACCTAACTGGAAACGGTTGGATGGGCGTCGGGCTGTTTTTTGTGCTCTCAGGATTCGTGCTTTCGCTGCCTTATTTTTCCGGGCAACGTTCGATGGAAGGCAACGGGATACGAACCTTCTACGCGCACCGCGCAAATCGGCTCATACCGTTATTTGTCTTTATGGCCTTCATTGGCTACAGCTTTGCGATGGCCGCCGGACGCTCAGAACCATTGTCACTGTTTCTGAGTCTGACCACGCTCACCATGTTTCGTATGGACGTGCAGTTCTTTCCTGCAATAAATGGGGCATTCTGGACACTGTTCGTTGAAATCTGGTTCTGTGTTTTATTCCCGTTCTTGGTGAGGTGGGCACTCCGGTACGGCATCCGGCGGGTGCTTATGCCGGTTTTAGTGGTGGCGTTCGCCTTTAGATTTGCTGGCGCATATGTCCCATTTGTGAACATCCATGCCAATCCAGTAAAGGACTTCGTTCTTGCGCGCATGGACGACTTCTTCGTCGGGATGGTGGTGGCATGGTTCTATGCGCATGGACAACTTCCACGGCTCCGAGGGGCCGTATTGATTGGAATCGGATGTTTGCTGGCGAGCGCGTTTCTTTGGGATCTCCGGGTGCAAGACAAGCTGCCGCTTTTCGTGGTGCCGTTCCTGAATAACTTTGCTCAGATCGGCTTCGCAGCTTTGTTGATCGCTGCGCTGTCGCCCGAAACACTGACCGCCAGGGTGCTTTCTCTATACCCGCTCAGGATTCTTGGCGTGATGTGTTTCTCCCTGTACCTCTGGCATGTGATGCTCCTGCGCCCGTCATTCCACGCCGATCCGTTCTCATTCACAAAGCAGATCGAGTTTTGGGGCACTCTGTTGGCGCTATCTGCCTTCACGTTCCGCTATATCGAATTCCCGCAGGTAGCATCAGTCCGCAAGTTGTTCAGGCTGTAGTTCCGCTACGGTTGCAAATTCGCAAGCCGCCTCCGGGCGGTTTTTTATTGCCCGCCTCGAGCGGGCTTTTTGCTTTTCTGGAGCGCCAATGGATAGGCAAGTTTTCAAGGTAGCTGCTGGATTGCCTCAGGCAATGGCAGACCGCTGGTGGCCGCATGTCAGTGCGGCGTGGCAGGAATTCGACATCTTGTCGCCAGAGAGACAGGCTGCATGGCTGGCTCAGATCGGGCATGAGTCGGGCGGGTTTTTCTTCGCCCGGGAGCTTTGGGGCCCGACGCCAGCACAGGTTCGCTACGAAGGCCGCACCGATCTTGGCAACACGCAGCCGGGCGACGGCAAACGCTTCATGGGCCGAGGTCTGATTCAGATCACTGGCCGCGCCAATTATCGCGAATGCGGGGCCGCCCTGGGCATCGACCTCGAAGCCAACCCGGTATTGCTGCAAGGCGACGCGTTGGCTGCGCGCTCGGCCGGCTGGTTCTGGCAGAAGAAGAACCTGAACGGGCTGGCCGATGCCGGCGAATTCGTGACGCTGACACGGCGCATCAACGGCGGTACTAATGGCCTGGCGGATCGGCAGGAGCGGTGGGACAGGGCTCGCCGCGCGCTGGGCCTTCAATGACAGCCGCACATACGGCGACCGGGGAAACGATGGACCTGAATGAATTGAACGTGCCGGGGGGCACTGGAGGCGCGTTGGGCTTCATCGTCGCCGCAGTGAGCGGGGCAATCTGGTTCATCCGCAAGGCGTGGCGCAATGACAAGGTCGATGGAGCGGAGACACAAGCCCAGATCGACATCATTGCCAAGCTTTCCGAGCAGGTCGACAAGGCCAATGCGCGCGCCGATCTGGCTGAACAGCGCGCCGACACCGCTTACAAGGAACGCAACGACGCATACCGCGAGATCGGCGAGCTGAAGGGGACGATCGCAGCTCTGACAGCGGAGGTGCGCTTGCTGAAGGAGAGGCTCGATGGCAAGGCTTCGTGAATGGCTGGCGCGACACCGCGCCACGTTTGTCCGCACCGCTCATATGTTGGAGGCGGTCACGCTGCTAGTGCTGATGGTAGGCGGCGGGATGGGCGCCGGCTATGCGCTTTACCAGTGGCAGTCGCGCGAAATGCTGGCACAGCAGCGCGACGACCACCAGGCCGAGATTGCCCGGTTACAGGGGGCATACAGCCAGACGCTCGAAGTGCTGACGCCGAAGGTCGCTGCGGCGGCCAACGCGTCCGCGCAGGCGGCGGAGGCTTCGGTCGAGGCGGCCAAGTCCGTGAAGCGCGCCACGCGGCCTGCGACTGCGACCGCGTCGGCGGCGCCTCGGGGGCTATCGGAGGCGGAGCGCCAGGACGTGAATCGTGACATCGAGGCAGCAAACCGGAAGGTGAGGGAGGCCCGAAAGTGAGAGCCACGATGATTTGCCTGCTGCTCGTTGGCTGTGCGACCCAGCCACCCCCAGCCGCGCCCCTGCCGCGCGATTGCCCGACTCTGCCGACCCTGAAGCCCGGCGCCGGCCGCGCCGACATGCTAGACCACATCCGCATCACGGCGGACCTCTACGCGCGCTGCGCGGCGACACCATGACCCATCTATCCAAAGTCCTGCGAGAGATCGCACCCGGGCGGCTCGCCTTCTGGTGTCCAGGTTGCAACATTTCCCACACCATCCTGCACGGGGAGGGCTCCGGGCCGCGTTGGGGCTGGAACGGCAATGCAGAGCTGCCGACCTTCACGCCGTCTGTGCTGGTGCGATCCGGTCACCACGTTCAACGGTATGACGATGGTGGATGCTGGTGCGACTTCAATGCCGAGCTGAGGGCCAACGGCGAGGAGCCCAGCGGCTTCACCTGCGAGGTCTGCCACACGTTCGTGACCGACGGACAGATCCAGTTCCTCGGGGACTGCACCCACGCGCTGGCGGGGCAGACGGTACCGATGGTCGCCTTTCCGGAAGGTTCGGAATGCTGATGCTGCTGAAGGCACTCCCATGGCGCGCGATCGGCGCCGCTCTTCTGGCCGCCTGTATCTTCGCCGCCGGCTGGGCCGCCAACGGCTGGCGCAAGGATGCGGAGATCGACCGCATGAAGACGGCCAGCGCTCAGGCGGATCTGGCCAGTGCCAACCAGGCGCTCGGCGACCTGCGCGTGGCCGGCGCCACCATCCGCGAGAAGGCCGACGAGTTCGCCGGCATCCAGACCACCCTCGGCGCCAAGCTCGACGCCATCCGGAAGGACCTGAAGAATGTTCCGAAGCTGCCTGCTGATTGCCGCCCTGACGCTGGCCGGGTGCGCCTCATGTCCGACGCCGTCGACGCTGCCAAGCAAGCCGCCGCCGCTCGATAGCGCACTAGCCGCGCCATGCACGGTCCCGGGCGCGCCGGCCGTGGCCGACTATGACGCCTGGCAGGAATGGGTGATGAAGGATCTGCTGGGCGCGCTGGGGGAATGCGCAGCCCGGCACCGTAAGACCGTGGAGGCGTTGCGCGGCAGGTGATCTACTTCACTACACGCAGGTGAGGTGCTTTCCTAACTGCCGTTCCAGCGGCACCGTATTCGACCTCTGCCTCGGTAACCAACTGCTCTAGGATTAGCAGATAGTGCTTCGAAGCATTCTGAACGCTAATTGCCGAACCGCTATCGCCCGCGATCTTGTCCAAGTCTGTGAAGTAGTGCGACACATCTGCGACACTTACCGGCATATCGACATAGAATTTTTGCTCGGAGCCATCTGCAGCTGGCACGGTCCATCCCGACCCACCGGCCCGATCGCCAATAAAGAAACCTGTTGCGCCGGGCGGTTGTGGGAGTTTCGAGAGCATGTTGAAGTCGAACTGCTTCACTTCGGCCTTCATTCCGACGGAGAGCTTACCCTCCTTGAGGATCTCGTTCCGTACGGTGTTCATGTGTTTGCACACTGGATCCTTCGACATGGCTTCGCGGCGGGGTGCGTACCATTGGTCAAACCTGTCTCCGCACGGCGTGCGGAGGTTCTGCAAAGCAAAGGACACGGATCTGCCAAAGACTACGAAATTGCGTAGGCCGGCTAGCTTTCGCGATCCGTCATACCCAACATAGTCTGCATAGCCTTGTTTTGCCGTCTCCAGTGTGTCCCTGACCTGCTTCAGAATTGCGTCGATCTTCCCTTGGTTTTCCACGGTGCCCCCTTGTCGTGACTCGGTAGAGTCTATCTGTAGAGCTGCCAGCGCGCAGCGGCTGGCTCCTCATTCCGGTTCGTCCGGTTTAACCGGCTCAGCTCGGTAGGCAGACCAGAAATAGTGAGAATGCCGGCGGTGGCGGACGCGCTTCTTTTCGATGAAGAGTCGGACCGTGCCGGCGGGGCCGGCGTCAATCTCGACTTCATGGTGGGCCGTTGCGTCAGCGGTAGCCGGTGGAAGTGTGGCCAGGCCGGCAGCGATGTAGTCACCTTGGACGCGGCCAAGAATCCCGTGTGCTTGGTTAGGCATTTCAGAAGGCGCCGGTGACCGGAGGTGGCACTTAGCCGCAAGCTTGTTGTTGCCCATGATGGTTGTGTTGATACTGTATATCCGTACAGTATATCTCCGCCCCCGGCGGAGGCGGGTAATTTTCCAACGGGGTCCCGGAGAGCCGCGCCAGTGCTAGAGGCAGGTTTCGCCGTGGTTGGAAAATCGGAAACCTAAGCCGTTGATCCTGTTATGAAAAAGTGACTTGAACGGCCGGATTGTGATTCCTGTCGTCGTGGGTTCGAGTCCCATCAGCCACCCCAAATTGCTTAACAAAACGGCCACTTACTCAAGTGGCCGTTTGCTTTTCTGCGCGCCGTTGCTACCCGCTCAGCGAGCACTCCCGTCCTGATTCCCCTCCGAGAAATAGTAGAGATGGGTGTTGTCCGGCGCTTCGGCGTGGCGACGAAATTTTTCGCTGTCCGATTCGGCGCTGGCCTTGGCCAGTTCCGCGGCTTGTCGATAGGGCATCGGCTCCTTGTCCTTCTCGACCTCCAGCAACCGCGTCTGCTCATTCACGCGCACGCTGAACCGGCCCAGGTTGTAGAACAGGTACATGGCGTAGAGATTGTCGAAGTCGCGATAGGCCCCTTGCTCCCTGCGGAAATCGAGCGACAGGACGGAGGGGAAGCGGTTGGGCAGGTCCTTGAATGCCACCTTCTCCTCTTCGCGAGGTTCCACATAGGTGGAGCTGCCGTACTTCTTGTACAGCACTACGTCCATACCGTATCCGCGCTTGCCCCATTCCTTGATCAGCTTCATCGCCATCTCCGTGGGAATATTCGCGGTCGCGGCGGCCACCACGCGTCGCCCGGATAGGACTTTGGGGCTCTTTATCGTCAAATCCTTGTAGCCGGCGCCGTACTTGAAGGCGGCGCCGATGGTCTTGGCGCAGTTCAGGCGCAAATAATCGTATTGGATTGTACCGCTGTGATATTCGGTGTCCGTTGCCCGCCGATGGTAGTCGTCGTTGATGCGGCGGAAGTAATCGACCAGCGACTGTTTTTCCTGCGTGGGCACGCCGTAGACCCGCACACCGATCACCGACCGCTTGTAAATCTCGCCATAGTCGAGGCCAAACATCGTCGTTTCCGCGATGGAGGAGGCCGTCTTGAACAGATATTCCTTCTTTGGGATGCCCGCCATCAGATTGGCGGTGTAAAAATCATTCTCGTGCTTGGGCGTGCGGTCGGCGTAGAAATTTGCCGAGTAGACAATGTCGTCGCCGAGCGTGTCGTCACGGACGCCCAGGGCGATATGGCCAGCCGATCCGCCCTTCGATGTCCCAAAGCTGATCAGTAGCTCCAGGTCGTAGGGCTCTTCGCGAAGTAGGTCGGTAATCTGATCGATATTGGCGGGCTCGGGGCCACCCTTGCTACCGAACTCAGCAGCAACCCCCGGCCCCGAAATCAGTGCGGCGATGACCAGGAGCCATGCCGCCAGGCTTGTCCTCATTGCGTCCCTTATATCGTCAGCCAGTGTCCGTCGATCCTTCACCCAAAGAATAATCGTTGATCGGCCCATGTGCCGGAAAACCGTCGGGGGCGTGGATGCACTGGGCTTTGTTCCCGGATCATGTGCGACAGCCCACATAGTGACAAGTTTTCGAGAATGATTTTCGCTACGCTTCACGGCGGGCCAAATGGTCTAATCCATATCATCTAGGCAAATCACCTATACGAAGCGCGAGGTCATGCCGTGGCGGAGCGAATTCGATTCAACCCTGATGTAGCACTGGCGGCATTTTCCAGTGTGATTCCGATGCCGACCTTGGCTGCCATTAACGCGGCTATCGATCGATCCTTCGGCGAACAGCCCGAGCGTGCCGAGCCATTCGCAATGGCTGAGTTACTACGTCGCAATGAAGCCTTCCGCAAGCTCGAGGAGACGGTGTGCGCCGAGACTCGAGCCATGGCCACCACGCTCCTGAAGAAGTCGCTGCGTTGGGAAGCGTTCCACGTGATTCGTTGTGCCAGCACGTATACGCGCAACGAGAGCCATTGCCGCCACTACGATTCGCATCTGCTGACGCTGCTGATTCCGCTGAAGCTCGCCCCCGATGGCGTTTGCAACGGTGATCTGCTGGTTTATCACCCGCCACGGCTGGCGGTATCCACTGTGGCCAATGTTTTTTGCAAGCTTCGTCATGGCATTCAGCGCAATCTGCCGTTTCCCATCAGAAAATGGCTGACGCTACGGGATCTGCGCCGTGGCCGCTGCAACCGCGTGCCGGTGGAGCCGGGCAGCGTCTATGTCTTCAACGGCTTTGTGCTCCAGCATGCCAACCTTGATGTGGAAGTTGGCGAGCGCCGGTCGTTGCTGATTCACTACTACGACCCTGGCTACTCGGCGGGTCTGAGCGGGACCGTGCGGGGCGTGCGTATGCTGTGGGACCGTCTGCGCAAGAACATGACTGGCATGTATCCTGGTACCTGATCCAGCCGGGGAGGGCGAAAAAAAACCGGCACTCGGCGGGGTCGACAAGTTCCGGTTTCGCGCATCGGCGCCAATGCGCCAGTACTACGGATGCGCGCCATCGAGTGTAAAGCACCTCTCACGACGAATTAAACGTTCTCTTAATTTCACGTGGTGGGCTCGCAACTGCACTATTTACAATGATTTGGGCGACGCGGATCCGCCGCTAGCGGTTCATGCGTCCAGTTTGTCGGGCATATCCGCAAGTTCCAGCATCCGGCAGATTGCAGCCATGCTGCCGACCATCGTACGACGCTGGGCGCCCTGGTAGACGCGCACGCCCTTGGTTTGGCGGAACGGCACGGGCTTGACCGGGCGGCGGGAAGCGGTGTGGTTGACTGGCAGCAT